GTATTGGGGGAAGGGGAATAAAAGTTTAAGGGGTAGCTATAGACCATATAATCGGTACGTTCATATATAAATAATCTAATCATAGTAATAATATAACATAATAAAGCATTCCAATATTATGATGTTAGTATAGATCGGCTTCGATTCGCCGGATTTCAGCCCGATGCCGGGGACCGGCTGACGGCGAAAACGCCAACGATTTCAATGGGTTAGCCGCCGGGCTTGACAGGTTCGACGGTGCTGTGCTAGGCTTCCGTTTCGCCGGGAATTTTATATATTATATATATATATTATTCCTATATTTTAACTCTTACCATTGGGAGTCAAACAATGGAATCCTCTAAAAAAGTTTGTTACCTTTCCTTTATTAAAGAAATCGCTGAAGATTACAATGTAGATGAAGCTGTAGTATCTAGAGTTATCCAGCTTACCGGATTATATGATGATCGAGATGTAATCTGTAGTATTCTCGAAAAGATTACTCTTGAACATGATGTATTCACTTTAGATGATCTTAATAAGATATTATAGGAGGGAAATATGAAAGCTTATGAATACTATTCATATCTTGAACGAAAATATGATGGACCTATTCCAAAAGTATTAAAGAAGAAATATCGACAAATGCTTTTAGATGAAGCTAATAATAAAATTGCTAATAGAAAACTTGGTAATTGGAAAGATTTTTTAGCGGAGAAAAGGGAATGGTTAAAGAATACATAGCAATCTTCATCTTAGGCTTAGTGGTTTCTTGGATACTATTCGAGATAACACTGAGACCTATATGTCTCTCATGGTAAAGGATAAGATCATGCAAACAGTTATAGTATTATTGATATCATCTATTGTAGGTATTTCTACGGTAACACTTCTTATTGCATTCTATTCGCTAACTATAGGTCTACAACAAGACTGGCCATGGGGTGGGTATATAGGATTTGGTATCCTTATATTAAGTTCTTGTATTATTCCAATAGGAGTAATTTTAATTCATAATATTATAAAATGGAGTAGAAATTATGGATAATGAGAAAAAATATAGCGGCAATATCGAGATAAAAAAGAGGGACTATGATGGTCTATATAATGTTTGGGCAAATGCTCAGACCTTTGTAGATCAAATGCAATTGTCCAATTACTCTAGTAAATGGGTAGTAATTGGTGTATCGAATAGTTTTCATGGCGGATTAAATGAAGCTAAAAAATACTATGATAGGATAATTAAAGAATATCAAGATGAAAGAATCGCTAACTTCATAATTATCAAGGGATAGGAGGAATAGATCATGAGCTTACCATCGTATTACCAATCATGGGTAGAGGATTTATATGAAGATGCTATTGCCTATGGTTTATCTGACGCTGATTCAAAAGATTATGTTGAATGGCGTAAAGAGCATGAAGGAATTGGACTAGACTCAGCCAGTTGTATTAGCTATTATGTAGACTTAACCGGAGTGAATGATAATGCCCAAGCAAAATAATCCATTTGGAAAAAGTGTAACAGAAGATAACCCCTATGCAATTTATGTTGATAACAGATTGAATTTTGAATATAGAGTGCTAAAGACTTATCAATTGAGGGATAAAGAAAACAATAACGAGTATGCAAAATGGCACCTTGCTACCAAATCACCATTCACTTATGGCACCTATGAATTAGGTGATGGGTATATAAGGGATATTCTTTCCAATTGTGCATTGATTGAATGTACTGATGAGTGGAAAGAACACTATGGCAACTAGTATATTATCCCAAACATCTAAGATGCCATGTCCATCTATATCTTTGGATGCTGAATTGTGTAAGACTGGTAGCAAATTAGCTAAACATGAAGGGACAGTTTGCAATAGTTGTTATGCGTTAAAGGGAAATTATAGATTTAAAAGTGTTAAGAAATCTATGGAAAATAGGTTAAAGTTTATGAATTCCCCGGAGTTTATTCCTAAGATGGTATCTCTTTTAGATATCTATCGATGGTTTAGATGGTTTGATAGTGGTGATATTCAATCCCAAAAGATGGGAGAAAATATTATTGCTATCTGTGAGTTAACACCATGGTGTAATCATTGGATACCATCAAAGGAATATAAATGGTGGAAAGATATTAAGAATAATAAAGACGAACCATCTAATGCTATTGTTCGTATATCTACACCATCCCATAATAATAAACCTATTAAAAACTTTAAACATACTTCGACTACGTTTGAATATAAAAATAATAATCCAGGCTATACTGGGTTTGAATGTACAGCACATAAGAATAAGAAACTATATGGCAAGTATGAATGCGGCGATTGTCGTGCTTGTTGGAATAAAGATATCAGTAATATCGCTTATCCTAAATCTTAACCTATTGGAGTTTGTTAAAATGAATGATTCTATTGCTTTATTCTCACAGAACACAACGATTAGTGACCCCTTTGAAGAATCCTTTAATGGTAGCGCATTGGATTTTGATATCGGTACCAGTAGCATATATCTTGATGGTAATTGGGCGAATAATCCAGGATATGGACCGGCTCATGGTTCTAAAGCTATTGTTAAATATGATAAGTGGCGGAACATTGATGATTGGTGGATAGTTGGTTCAGATTACTTCGTTAAAACCCATAAAGAATTCTTTGGCGGTATAGAACAACGGATCATTGATACCTTTGATCCGAATGATATTGCTACTGTTAAAATTAAGACTAAGTCTGCAAGGAATGGACGTTGGGGTTTAAGGGAATATGTATTTCCTAACATTGGTGTTCCAATTGTAACAACAAACGGACACGAAACATCTATTGAATTACGGATCATAGCATGGTCGGGATTAGATGGGAAAACAGCTAATAACTATTTGCTTGGTGCTTTTGATGGGTACTGTACCAATGGTCAAGTGTTCACTAAAGCCGCTGATAAAGATACTGCTGTTGTCAAAAAATATAAACGTAATACAAAGGGTTTTGATAACGATTTGTTTAGTGTCACTTTAGTTGATGCTGCTGAAATATTCTATACTAAAGCAAGGGAATACGAACAGTATGCTAGACAACCATTACCCCATAGAAACGGGATAGCATTTATTGAGGCGCTTCCTAATATTTCGGATAAGAAACAAGAGGGATTGCTTACTTTATATATGGGAGAAATAGCAACTAGGGGAGAGAATGTTTTTGCTTTACATTCTGCCTTTACTAATTATTCTTCTCATATAAATAAGGACTTGTTTAGGACAAGAGAAACAGGCTCTGATATCCATGATGAAAGGATGTTTAAACGAGAAGAAGAAGTATTAGCAGTACTTGAGAGTACCCAATGGCGTGATTTGACTTCATTAGCAGCATAGGATTACCCTTTCCCTCCCAGTAAACTTCCCCGGTATAGCTTCGGCTATATCGGGGGCTTTTTTAAAGGGTACAAAAATAAATGTTAAAGTTTCTTCTATGCTACTTTATGTTTGGGGTTATTATGATTTTTGTTTTAACTTTAATAGGATGTACGGAGGCATTTTAAGATGGGTAGAATGAGTGATTTGCATATAGAAATGCAAGAGAACGGAATGTTGGATGATTATGATTATGATGACCAATCTAGAGTACCTACAAAAATCTATCGTTATAAAAACTATAACGAGATAGATGATTTAACTAGAGAAACAATCATAACTTCTTCAGGTGTTAACAACATAGAAGAACTAACTTTAGATGAAATTAATAGTTACTTTAACGGGTATGAAGTATTTATAAACCAGCAAAGGAAATAGGATCATGGGTACTAAGACAGCAGAAAATATAGATAGGGCAATCACCTTGCATTTTGTAAAAGAATTTATATTTGAAGTTAAACGGGTAGGTATGGATCAAATAATGGATGTTTATAGAAAGATACCTGAGAAAGATAGAAAGCTAAACAAAAAACAGCAGAGTATTGCTGAAGCAACTGAAATAGAATTTGTATGCATAGATGCAAGTTTCTGTGATGCTGATGAATTATTGCAGACTATATTGAAAAGGAAATAGAGGAATGTTCACAATAAATCAACATACTAATGCTGGGTTTTCTATGACATTCAAGAATGGATGGACGGTTTCTGTTCAGTTTGGTAAAGGTAATTATTGTTTTAATCAATTTGAAATGGAAACTGCTAAAGAGGAAACAAAACAGCAATGTCAAAATGCAGAAATAGCAGCTTGGGATAACAATACTAATAGACAGTATTCTTTTAATGATGATACTGTTAAGGGGTGGGTAAATGCTGATGAAGTAGCTAGATTTATCGTGGAGATACAAAGGAAAAATCCTAATGAATAGATTAACTAAAGCCCAACAATCCGCTCTATTGGCAATCTATAATCGTCAATGGGATAAGCCTAAAACGTATTTAGAATTCCGTAGGACCGCAATAAACAATTCATTGATGGGGTGTGTTATGGTCCCATGGTTAGGAATGTGGTTAGGTATAGAAAAGGATGGTTATACACATTCTTAATTATTCCTCCCTGTAAAACTCAAGGTCGGATAGAGCAATTCTATCCGGCCTATTTTTTTGCCTACAATTTAATTTATTATTTAACTTTTTCTTATCGGGGATAACTTTATGTCCTGCGTTCCAGCAGGATAACTGATGCCTATTCCTAATCCTTTTTTTGTTATCCCCTTTCCCCTTGCTATGTGACATTTCTTCAATCCTAGCTTCTCCGTTGCCATTGCTTTCTCCATAAATAACTATCTATCCTTGTTACCCAATGGGAAAACAAAATAATTGGCCATGATCGCCAGAAATGTTTACGTATCATCACAAATTCCTCATGCTATAGATAGTCTATAGATTTAATATAAAGATAAATAAAAGATTAGTTATAGATTATCTATAGATTATTTATAGACTATCTATAGATTATCTATAGATTATTTATAGACTATCTATAGATTATCTATAGATTATTTATAGACTATCTATAGATTATCTATAGATTATTTATAGACTATCTATAGATTATCTATAGACTATCTATAGTCTATCTATAGTCTATCTATAGACTATCTATAGACTATCTATAGATTCCCTCTCGAACTTCTCCTCCAGCCTAGCATGAGCCGACATGTTTGGCAAGCCCCGGCGTGAAAAAAAAATGCTTGACGCCCGACGAGGCGTCCGGTAGGGTGCAGCCGACATGTGATCCAGAACCGGAAGACCGATACAATGATTGAAACACAGTATCATATTATTCCCAATGCCCTTCCCCCTGAATTATGCGACCATCTTATTATAGAAAATTTTCTATACAATAAAGGTGAAGATGCTAGGGTATTCAACAAGAAAACTAATGATTATGATACGGATAATATGGTACGAAATACAGAGGTAGTATTTCATCCCTGTAAATCTGACCTTGGTAAATTCTTTAAACAGAATTGTAGAACAGTTAACAAAGAAGTTAATTGGTATTTTAATATAGATAGAATAGAGTCTATCCAGCTATTAAAGTATCAACCCGGCAGCTTCTATAATACTCATATTGATTTACGTAAACCTAAAAAGGGAAAGGGCTTTCATCAAAAGCAACGTAAGATATCCTGTATCTTATTGTTAAACAACCCCGATGAATATATAGGGGGTGACTTAATTCTTTTTCCCTTCGATTCAAAACTCCCAGTTAATCTTAGAACAACCTTGACTAAAGGAGACTTGTTAGTCTTCCCTTCATTTATTCCTCATAAGATAGAAGAGGTAGTAAGCGGTTATAGATACAGTGCAACAGCTTGGATAGAAGGATTATCATTCAGATGAATTTCCAACTAGATCAACAGACGATAAATGAAACCAAAGAATACTGTGATTATCTTTATGAATCAAATAGAAAGTTTGGTGTAAAAGATAGCATCATTGATAAGAATCGCAGTGGAAAAGAAATTAATTTACAGGGATTAGGTGCAGAGGTATGGTATAAAAAGAAATATAACATACCCTTCAACCTCGATACTACCAAAGAAAATCTAAGACCTCGAAGTTACAAGACTGATATAGATTGTATCAGAGAAGGGTTGAATCTAGAGTTGAAACAAACCTCATACTTTAGCGGGTGTTTATTTCTCCCGGCTACGGATCATTATAAGAAGCCTAGAAAATTATTAGCTGATATGTATGTATTAGTTGTTGGTTCTTTTCCCAATTACGAAAAGGATTTACATATCAGTGTGTTATCCATAACCAAAAAGTTCTTCGTTAAAGAAAGTAATATGCTTAAGCCTACCAAACATTCCCGTATGAAGAGTGTAGGATATCATATGGAACAAGATGAAATGTATGAAACTTTTGAAAAGGCATTGGAAGCAAATGGAAACTCAAGACCCAAAGACACATCAGCCGTGTCCTGACTGTGGTAGTAGTGATGCACTAACAGTATATGAAACAAATACATATTGCTTTAGTTGCCAACAATGGAAGTCTCTTAATATTGATAGTGAAATGGAAACCTTGCCAATGAATAAGCCTATAAGACAAGAACTATCCTCCTTCGATGAGTTACAATTCAACCATATACCTGAAAGGAATATTGACTTAGAAACTTGTAGAAAATATGGAGTCAAAGTAGGGCATGATAGTACCGGTAAGGAAGTTCATGTTTACCCCTACTATTCTAAAGATGATACCCATGTTATGAATAAGATACGTGTGGTTGAAGACAAGAAATTTTATTCGGAAGGACAATCTGGGGTAGAAACCACCCTGTTTGGTCAAAGGTTATTTAAAGAGGGCAGTAAATTCATTACCCTTTGTGAAGGTGAACTGGATGCTATGTCCGCTTATCAGATGATGGGTTCCCAATGGCCCGTCATTAGTATTAAGAATGGAGCAGCATCAGCCCCTTCTGAAGTGAAAAGAAATTTAGATTTCCTGAATACCTTTCAGAATGTAGTCCTATGTTTCGATGCGGATACTCAAGGGCAAAACGCTACCAAAGAAATAGCAAATCTTTTAGAGCCGGGTCATTGTAAGATCATGTCTCTGAGGATGAAGGATGCCAATGAATATCTTATGGATGGCAAGACTCAAGCATTCGTCCAAGACTTTTGGAATGCTAGAACCTTTACACCGGAAGGGATAATTTGTGGGCCGGATTTAAGAGAGAGTTTATTATCCGAAACTACAGTACAAAGCTTGCCGTATCCATGGAATGGATTGAATGCTATTACCTATGGAATGCGGAAGAATGAACTGGTTCTGGTAACTGCTGGGTCTGGTATTGGTAAGTCCAGTATGATGAGAGAACTTGTCCATCACATTATGACTTCAACCGATGAAAAGGTTGGGTGCCTCTTTCTTGAGGAGAGTGTTAGACAGACTGGGTTGGGCCTTCTATCAGTAGAAGCATCTAAACGATTCCATATTACTTCTGAAGAGGAGCGTGACTGGACCGTAGAAGATAAGGAAAATGCTTTAGACAATCTCAATAACCTAGAACAGGTAGTATTCTGGAATCACTTTGGTAGCTCGACTCTGGATAATCTCCTTACACGGGTTCGCTATATGGTTAAAGGATTGGACTGTCAGTATATTGTGCTTGATCATATTTCCATGGTGATATATGAAACAACCAACGAAAGAAAAGCTATAGATGATATCATGGTCAAGCTACGGACACTCGTACAGGAGCTTGGTATCCATCTTATAGTAGTGTCACATCTAAGTAGGCCACAAGGTACCGGCCATGAGGAAGGTGCAGCTATCTCCCTTCACCAACTCCGAGGTAGCCATAGCCTAGCGCAATTGCCTGATATGGTTATAGCTTTGGAAAGAAATACCCAAGCTTTGGATGAGAGTGAACGGAACAGAACTTGGGTTAGGGTTTTAAAGAATAGGTTCTCAGGTGAGAGTGGACCCGCTGCACTTCTTCAATGGGATAAGAAGACGGGGAGGCTAACTGAAGTTCCTTTTAATGAGGCTATTAACGAAGAAGGTGATGACGATGAAAATGAATTCACTGATACCAGAGAATTCGACTAACGATTATCTAATTATAGATATAGAAACCAATGGTTTATTAAATACTTTTAATAAATCAGAAGAAGTTAGTAAGATATTTTGTATCGTATGTAAGAATTTAAAGTCAGGAGAAATTACTACCTATACCCAAGAAGAATGTTATACCAAGTTTAAACCTTCGGCCAATACCATCTTTATCGGACACAATATTTTAAGTTATGATCTAAGAGTATTGGCTAAGATTATAGACTACAAGCATCCCGCATCTAAATGCATCGATACCCTCATCCTATCTCAACTCTTTAATCCGATACGAGAAGGGGGCAATAGTCTTGCAGCATGGGGAGAGCGTTTAGGTTACCAGAAAATGCCGTCCCCAAACTTCTCTCATTATAGTGAAGGGATGTTAGAGTATTGTATCAATGATGTAGAGTTAACAGAAAAAGTATTTAAGTATCTTGAAGAGAATGAAAGAAAAGGATTCTCAGAGGATAGTATTAAGAGAGAACATCTATTTAGGTATTACATGGACCAACAAGAAAGGAATGGATTTTATCTTGATCTCCCCTATACTACACAGTTCCTTGGTAAACTAAATGATGAATCGACCGCCATAGAAAAAGACCTACAGAAAATATTTCCCCCGGAAACCATCCAACTTAAAACAAAAACAAAATCCAAACCCTTTAACCCAGCTTCAAGAAAGCAGATAGGGGAACGGCTGATGGAAAAAGGATGGAAGCCTACAAAGAAAACTGAAAAGGGAAACATCATTGTTAATGAAAAAGTCTTGGCTAACATCAAGGGCATACCGGAATCGCAAAATATATTACAGTATTTGTTATTACAGAAACGCGCATCCCAGATTAAATCATGGATTGGTTTCTGTAATCCCGATACATGGCGTGTCCATGGTAGGATTAAAACATTAGGAACTGTCTCTACACGATGTAGCCATCTCAATCCTAACATAGCTCAGACCCCTGCTGGATACTCCCCCTATGGTACTGAATGCCGTACTTGCTGGTCTGTTCCTGACCCAACCAAATATGCTTTGTTGGGTTGTGATGCATCTCAATTAGAACTACGGGTATTGGCTCACTATATGAAAGATGAAAGATATATCCAAAAAATTCTACATGGCGATATCCATTCGGCAAACCAAGAGATGGCTGGCTTAGAAACTAGGGATCAAGCGAAGACATTTATCTATGCTCTGATCTATGGGGCAGGAGCCAAGAAGATAGGACAGATTATTAACAAAGGAGTTAGAGAGGGACAGGAAATCCAGAGAAAATTCTTATCCAATGTTCCATCTTTAGGTATCTTGATTAATAAGATTCACAAAGCTGCCGAAACAAATGGAATAATAAAAGGACTGGATGGTCGGTATTTTCAATGCCGATCTTTGCATAGCTCACTCAATGTGGTGATACAAGGGGGCGGTGCTATCATCTGTAAGGAATGGTTAATTCAAATTATGAAGGAGGTGCGACAACAGAACTTATCAGCTAAACCCGTAGCAAATATCCATGATGAAATTCAATTTGAGGTAAGAAAGGATGAAGCAGAAACTCTTGGAATGATTACCAAGAAATCGATGAAGCGGGTCGAGGAAATTTTAGGGCTTGACTGTCCTCTCGATTCGGAATATAAGATTGGTTCAACATGGGCTATGACCCATTAACATTTGATGAAAGGTAAATATATACCATGCCTGTTATAACTGGAAAAGCTTATTGGGCTAAACTTCAAAATGCCCAAAATCCTTTTGATGAAACTAAACCTCGTTGGTCTATTGATGTTGCTCTCAATTCTGATGGGGAGAAGCTTATCAAGGGTCATAAAATCCCTATCAAAAACAAGGAAGATGATCGTGGAAAGTTTGTTACCATGTATAAAGATCAGTTCCTTCGGGATGGCACAGAGTTACCCAAGCCCCGGTTGATGGATGCCCAGAAGAATGATATTTCTGGCACCCTTATCGGTAATGGTTCTCTGGTGAAAGTATCTTTTACCCCTCGTGAGTGGAAGATGAGTGGCCGAGCCGGTGTACGTGCGGTGCTTAAAGACGTACAAGTTCTGGACTTGGTGTCGTATGCACCACCAGATGAGTTTGAAGTTGAAGAGGGGTATACTTCCACTGAAGAAGCTTCAACTTCACCGGAAATAAACGAACTTGATGATGACATCCCGTTTGATTAAGATCGTTTATTATTAAACTAGGGGCATCTTCTATGAATAAACTTCAAGATTTAGTTTCTGATATATCTCAATCATTAACTTCTAATTCCCCTCCAAAAGAGGCTGATCTGCAAAAGTTTTTAGAAGATGTCTCTAGTTCTATTACTAAAGCCTTTACGGAAAGGGATGGAGAGGGGCAAGTAAAAGCTCCTCTCCGTTTCTCTAGCGTTGGGAAACCTTCACGCCAGTTATGGTATTCTGCCCATCGACCTAGCAAGGCAGAGCCGTTACACCTTTCTACTAGAATTAAATTTCTATACGGAGATATCATTGAACATCTCCTACTTCTGTTAATTAAAACTGCCGGTTATAAGGTAACCGATGAACAGAGTGAGAAGAAGATCGGTGGGATTGTTGGGCATATGGATGCCAGGATTAATGGCGTAGTTGTTGATATAAAGAGTGCATCCCAGAGAAGTTTTGATAAATTTGTAAAGGGGACTATCTTTGAAGATGATCCCTTTGGATATATAGCACAGATTTCTGGCTATGCCGATGGCGAAGATGAGGCAGCATTCGTTGTACTCAATAAAGTAACAGGTCAAATCCATGTATGTCACATAGATTCTATGGAAATGATTGACTTTAAACAAAAAGTTAAGGCTGTAAAATCCATTATAAAGAAAGACCATCCACCTGATAGATGTTATTCAGATGTAGCAGATGGCAAAAGCGGTAATAGAAAGCTGATTGCTGGCTGTTCTTACTGTGATTTTAAGATTGAATGCTGGTCCGATGCCAATGGCGGCAAGGGCTTGAGGAAATTTAAGTATGCCAATGGCTCCAGATTTTTTACTCACATAGAAAAACGTCCACCCAAAGAGATACAAGAAGAAGTGATAGAAAAGATTACCAATGTATAAATGGGGAGTCTATGGAAAGAACTACCGTAGTCAATCAGAGAAAGAGTTTGCATCTGATCTATCTACAAATAAAATAGTCTTTACGTATGAGGATTTTCGCATAACTTATGTAATTAAGAAACATTATATTCCAGATTTTTATCTTCCCGAGTATGATATCTATATAGAGTACAAAGGATACTTTAAATCCTCTGATAGAACAAAGCACTTGCTAGTTCAAAAACAGAATCCTGATTTAGATATTAGGTTTGTTTTTCAAAACTCTTCAAACAGATTAAGTAAAAAGTCTAAGACTACCTATGCCGATTGGTGTGATCGTTATAATTTTAAATGGGCAGAGGATAAGATTCCTAACACATGGCTAAAAATAAAAAAATAAAAACTTTAATATATTCTTACCGAGAAGAGTATGAAGCTTATTGTTCCTTGAATCTTTCTAACACCTTTGCGAGCAATACTACTCCTGAACCAAAAGAATACGAGCAAGAAGCCGCTGCTAAAAATCCAGAGCAATTATTATTTCTTGCGGTAATCTACCAAGCCCTCTTGGATGCCATGAAAGAACGACAACAAAATGATTCGGAAGAAGTTAATAGGTCTAGACAGGAAGCCAGGAGATGGTTTACAGTCTCGTCTGGTACAACGGCTACAGATTTTGAAGAGGTATGCTTACTTGCGGGAGTAGAACCAAATGTAACGCGATCCTTTGCCAAGAAAATTATTAATAAAGAAATACCATTTGATCGTAAAAGAATTAATGTCTTGATTAACTCTAACGATGATGATGATGATGATAACTATGAAGGAGAAGACACATGATCACGAACATGATGAACAGTAAATTAGATGAACCATTGATCGATGTTGTTAACAGTCCATCTCATTATACACAAAATAAAATGGAGGTCATAGATATTCTAGAAAATTCTATGTCAAAGGAACATTTTATTGGATATCTCCGTGGTAACATTCTCAAGTACGTGTTAAGATATGATTATAAGAACGGTAAAGAAGACTTGGGGAAAGCCTCTTGGTATCTTGACCGCCTCACCAAAACTACCACATAATCTTTAAATACAATTGGAGAATAAAAATGCAACCTGTTTTCGAATACGGGCCAACTGTGCCATCTTGTGACGATCTACACGCTTCTAAGTACCGTTTACCAAATGAGTCCTTTGATGAATGCATAGCCCGTATCAGCCTACATATGGCTGATGAAGGGGAGGATAGTTTTTCTAATCTAAAAGATATATTAATCAATATGAGATTCATGCCAGCCGGAAGAATTCAATCTGCTATGGGGAGTCCCAGAGATGTTACGGCATATAACTGCTTTGTATCAGGAACTATCGAAGATAGTATGCAATCTATCATGGAGAAGGCAACCATGGCAGCGGAAACAATGCGCCGGGGCGGTGGTATTGGCTATGACTTTAGTAATATACGGCCTATTGGGGATCGTATTGTTAGTCTTGATAGCTCCGCTAGTGGTCCTGTTTCTTTTATGCATATTTATGATTCTATTTGTAGAACTATTGTTTCGGCTGGTCATAGACGAGGTGCGATGATGGGGGTATTACGGATTGATCACCCGGATATCCAAGAATTTATCAGAGCCAAGCGTAACTCCACCGATCTAACAAACTTTAATATATCTGTAGGAGTTACGGATGAGTTTATGAACTGTGTCATCAATGATAAAATGTTCCCGTTAAAATTCAATGATAAGGTTTACGAAGAGATCAATGCCGTTGCCTTATGGGATGAGATTATGAGAGCCACTTGGGATTGGGCGGAACCAGGAGTTTTATTTCTGGATAGAATTAACGAGGAGAATCCCCTTTACTATTGCGAATCGATAGCAGCTACCAACCCGTGTGGGGAACAACCTCTCCCCCCTTATGGTGCCTGTCTGCTTGGTAGCTTTAATCTTTTAAAATATATCCATGTCGATAGAATGCCTAGCGGTGATTTGAAAAGACGATTTAATTTTGACCTCTTCTACAAGGACATCCCAATCATTGTAGATGCAATGGATAATGTTATTGATCGAACAACCTATCCTCTCCCAGAACAAAAGGAAGAAGCTTTAACGAAACGTCGAATGGGGTTAGGGATCACGGGACTAGGAAATATCCTAACTCTGATGGAGATGGACTATGGGTCTCCCAATACTCTACGTTTCGTTCGTAAACTACTCCGTGATCTTAGAAATAGAGCCTACGAGGCAAGCTCCGATCTTGCTGCCAAACGTGGAAGCTTTCCCCTATTCGATGCTGATGCATATTTAAGTGGGAAGTTTATCGCCCGCCTTCCCCTGGAGGTACGAAATAAAATTCAAAAGCAGGGTATGCGGAATAGCCATCTTATTTCTATTGCTCCTACTGGCACCATCAGTTTCTGTGCCGATAATATATCCAGTGGGTTGGAGCCTACCTTTGCCCTTGAAATGAATCGAACCGTTAACACAGAGTTTGGTTTGGTCAATGTTCTTCTTAAGGATTATGTCTATGCCAACTATAGCATGATGGGCCAAACTACAGATGAGTTAACCACAGACAACCATCTTGATACACAAATTGCTTGCCAACCATTTGTAGATAGTGCTATATCTAAGACCATCAATGTTGGTGATAGTGTAAACTTCAATGAGTTTAAGAATATTTATACCAAGGCATGGAAAGGAAAGCTCAAAGGTGTCACTGTGTTTCGTTTAGCTGGTAAGAGATATGGTATCTTGAATAAGGTAGAAGACAGTGAGGCGGAAGGTACGGCTTGTTATTTCGATCCCAATACCGGACAGAAGGAATGTGCTTAGATGTCTCTAGTATCGACTAAAGAATTCTGGGAGTCGAAATGCCATCAAGTAATTACGAGATTTGAATATGGCGCTATCAGTTATGATGAACTTTTAAATAACATGGAAAGACTTGGGTGGAACAAATCAGATGTAGAAGATATTTTACAGGACGATGGAGAATGACGATGGATGTTCCAAAGATACCTTATGATAAAGAATATATAACCGGGCATATTCCAAATATGAAACGAATATTACGAGATAGTATTAATAATATGAAGTCGCTTCACTATATGTGTGAGGAAAACATATCTCTTTTAGAGCAATTACAGGAAGAGGTAGACAAACTTTAAGGAAAAATGCTATTTCCTCTGTACGCCGTTTTAAGCCCCTCTCAGAGGAATTCGGGTCTGACTGGTGGTAGGGTACCAGAAGGGTCAGAGATACCCCCTTACGCCTCAATTATGAGGGCTATTTTCCCTTTTTCATTACCTTAGACATGGCTCGTGTACCAAACCAGAAGCTTAACACGGCGGCAAACAATCCTTGGGTGTTTGTGTTCCATATCTTATCGATAATGTCTGGATGTACCAGACTGAAGATAACAGATACCTCTACTCCTACAAACATTAAGAAGAAGAAGTAGGTTATGATCGGGCGAACCGATGCTCGTAGGGCTGATATAAATTCATTCTTAGTTGACAGGGTTTGGTCATGCTTATAAAGAGATTTCAGTTCTTGAATCTCTGCTTTCAAATCCCATTCTTTAAGAGAGTTTTCACTTAGGACGGTAGCATATTTAGCTTTCGCCTCATACAACTGCAATTCAAACTGATGGTCTTGTTTCTTTTTGAAGTAACCAACTACTTCAGGAATTACACCACTCACAAATCCTAAAAGCGATCCGAGAAGTGCTATCATTAGTCAATCTCCTTAAAGCTATCGTCTTCAGGCCCGTTAAATATTTTTAATAATGCATTTCCCAATGAACCTAACGCCGTGTATAACAATGTTATTGATACATCCCCCATTATCCAGTTATCTGCGGAACCCTCATTATCAAAAGCAACCATAAATACCCCTTTAATTTTAGGGTTATTTCTTATTTCTTCTTGAACTTTGTCCAACGAACTCAATACATAACCATGAGGATTTTCCCGTACCGGATCATCATTAGGAGGTACGCTCCCTCCCCCATTAACTGGATGTAGAAGTACAATATTATCAATCGGGGGTTTGACCATGTTCTTTATAATCCTCTTCAAAGGGGGAAAGATTTTTATATTTCGAGGTTTTGAAAAGGGCTGGGGCCATCCCCCTTCCATAAATATGTAGGTCCATGTCTACTCCATCTTTATCTAATAGCTGTTCAAAGTCTTGGGCGAGTGCTAACAACTCTCCTGTAGTATAGAAGACATGTTCTGTATTCGTTTCCTCATCCATAATCCCCGTCTTGATCCACTTCTGCTTTCCATATAGGTCTGTCTCTTCTGCATCTTCCGGCTTGCCGTCTGCTGAACAATCCATTCCAAAGATATGAAAGACCCTGAATCCTAATGTATGCATTAGTCCTATGCTACGCATGGCAGAACAGGTACCCCCTGTAATCAACTGCTTCCCTTCAAGTTCTGGAAGCTCTAGCAAAGCTCCGGTGTAAGCGTGCCAGCCAACGATATTGGCTTTCTTCTTATGAAGATATTTGGTAACCTCTATATTCGTCATGCTTGCGACAAAGTAATAGGTATCTTTATGGGGAGTCTTGAGAAGTTTTTTCCTGACGATACCATGTGTAGATACACCATTGAACGGCCTTGGATCAAGTATAACACATCCCCACGGAATAATGCCATTTTCTATAAGGACATTATGAGAATGTTTAACACAGATTACTTTACCGCCCCTCTTCTGTAGCTCTCTAATTTTTTCTAGGTCATCTACCATAGAGGGACCGGCAGATACAATCACTGCTTCTCCATCATGCCAGTGGTACCTCTCTACCATTTTGTTATTAAAGATTTTAAGATTTTCTTCAACATTATCTTGGATATTATCGGGCGGTACACAATCCCTTGGCACGACCTCTACAGGTATGCGGTGAAACTCTGGTGCATTAGGCAATGACAGATCGTTTATAATCAAAACGAGATTAACAATTCCTCCACCACCTGTCTTCTTTGCAACCGGATCATTCGAAGATATGATTAGGCGGCGTTGACCTGTACTAGTCCTGTCTGTACCCCCTAATACTTTATTGAATAAGCGATTGACCCCATGGAATTCCTCTGGTGGTAGTCCCCCTTCCTTATCTTCTGTATAGTAATCATCCAGGATTATAACCGGAATATTTTTACAGTAGTTGTAATCACTGTTAATTGTAGCATCCGAATGACCCCCATCAATAAACACAAAGTCTGGATAGATATTATGTACTGCACATACAGAGCTATCTTCCAAGACTTTTAATCTTTCTTTTGAATCCCCCTTCAGCAAACAAAAGGTCAAGGTCTTATCAGACTTCTGGTATTGCTCTGCCAGAGCCGTCAGCCGTAGCTCTACGGAACGCTGGCTATAATGCTTCTTGACATTGAATTCCCTTTTGTCTGTCTCATCATTGGCATCTTCAAATAAATCTATACCTGTGTAGTGAACGATATCAGACTCATTGAACGCAGCCTGTATCATGGCACACGCTGTTTCTCCATTCCACGTACCAACTTCAAGAAGGTTAGTTCTTTTATAATGTTGGACTACACGGCAGACATCAAAATATCTAGTCTGATCCGTATTCTTTCCTATGAATTGTCCGGTACCATATTTCTTATTACCCTTCAGATGAACCATGTGATTACTTAAAGGAGATAGTTCGAAGGCATCCAGATTTTCACAGTCAGGTGTAAAGTCTTTCGTCTTCATTCCATGAACTTCATGGAGTATACGCAACCGATCAAAGACAAAGTTATCAGCATAAGAACGAAGGGCAAGCACTTCATCACTATTATAATAATTAACAAAGTCTTCTATGAAAACTTCGGTTACGTCACTCTTTAAATTATAAGCAATAAAAGAAGAACAAGTAGCATAGGCATCTTTCCGTCCAAGAAAAGTTAAATCATGTTCTTTATCAAACATCGAATCAAGTAATTCGATTGTTACTGGTTCATAAGTTATACTATCTCCATCTAACCAGAGCAGCCAATCACTAGGCCCATCCAGACTTACCTGGAAAGCCATATACTGTGCGTAAACTTTATGGCTAAACTTTATTGCATCTTCATAAAAATTATAGGCAGCTTTGGGGTTAGCTTTCCCATCGAACTGCTTATTTCTTTCTTTGAATTCCAAGAGATCATCATTCTCAAGAAGATCGAAATACTTAATATTTTCTGCTTGTGGGATATCATCAGGCAACGGATAGCCGTCACAATAAACAAGTAACTGTACTTCCTTGGGCCAGTATTTAATAAAACTATGGATAAACTTTTCTCCATAGATTTCCCAATTACTCACAGGGAATGAAGTGACAACTGTATAATTCATCTACTGTAAACCTACATCATTAAATTATTTATAATAAAACTTTTGGGTATCATGCTTAGATAGTTTGTCCACTCTTCAGCATAATCACAATCTCTGTATTCCTCGAACCAAGGACCACCTTTGGTATAGTGAATAGCTTTTGGAGAGATGTTCGGGGGTAACTGGATACCCGGTACAAAGTTCCATTCATTGGGGATGGAGCCTATGTCCTTATCCCTGACCCATTGGAATTTATGAAGATACGAACCAGAGGATCGATTAATAGCAATGTGATCAAGCTTTTTAATCGCGGGGTGATTGAGATTAAATAACATCATGGATGACCAAAGCTTTTTATTGTACCTTGTCTGGATCATTCCATCCATCTTTAGCCGATCATGCTTTTCCGGTAGCCAGTTAAACTTGACACACATGACTGCGTACTTCTCATCAGCCAAATCAAACAGATCATTGATATCTTCATTGACAATGATATCCCCATCCAGAAACAACGCCCATCCATCAAGGTGCTGTTGTCTGCATACTTCGGGTACCAGAAAACGAGTGAAAGAAAATTCAGTGGAGAATGGTTTGTTATCTAACGAGTCAAAGTATTGTCCAC